CTTTCCACTCTTTCCAAACATCAAGGGTGCTGGTGGCTGCCTTTTTCTGGGCTTCTTCAAACTTCTGCACTACATCAATGTTGATGCCTGTTTGAGCTGCAACATCGGCCAGTATTGCCCGCAGCTGCTGGTAGCGCTTCCGGCTTTCATCAAGCGCATCTGCTGCACTGCCCCCGGTGATCCTTGCCAGCTTCTCTTGCAGGGCTGTTTCTTCTGCCAGCAGCCCGTGGAAAAGCTCCATTTCCTGCCCTGCGCCGCCCTTTGCTTTTTTTACATGCTTGATGCGCTTTTCCCACTCATCCATCGCGGCATTTGTTTTCTCGATGGCTATTTCTTCATCGACTATGGCGACGGTTAAATTGCCAGCTGCAAACCTTGCTTCCCGCAGTTTTTCCACCCAAGATTCAATAGCCATTTCTGCCAACTTAATGGCAGGCTGATCAAATGGTGTTTTTGCAGGCCCAAGTTTGCTTCTGGCTGCCTGCGCTCGTTTTAGCCCGAATTCTGCTTCCTTCACCTTGGTTAAGGCTTTATAGCCTTCCCGCAGCTTGGCAATGCGCTTTTCCGCTTCTGTCATTTCAACGCCCAGCCCAGAAGTGAGGTTTTTCATTTTTTGGGCAACTTGGTTGTAGGCTGCCATGCCAAACACCAATGTGGTAATCCCAAGAATCAGGGCTGTTACTGGGTTAGCTGCAATCAGGGTCATCATGCTGGCCACCCCTGCCAATGCCCCGCTCAGTAGCCCTGCCATTAATATTAATGGCCCGATTGCAGCTGCAAGCCCCACCAGGGTTACAATCAGCGCCTTCCCACTGGGTGTCAGGGCTGCAAATGAAGCAATCCATCCCTGAATCATGGGCAGAAAGCTGGTCTGGATCATTTCCATCAGGCTTTCCAGGGCTGGTGCCAGGGCTGTGCCCAGGTTCCTGGCCATTTCCATGAAACGGTTTTTCAGGATTGTGAGCCTGGCCCCGGTGGTTTTGAACCGCTTTTCTGAAAGCTCTGTCAGGGCATTATTTTCATCCCAGGCTGCATTGGATCTGTCCAGGGTTCTTGTAAGCAGATCCCCTGCGCCGCTGGCCCTCAGCAGGGCATCCCTGATCCTAACATTTGAAAAGCCCACCTTTTCCAATGTATCAAACAGGCTCATCCCCCGTTTATCCAGCTTGCCCAGGCCACCGATGAAATCCTTAACCGCCCCGGCTGCATTCTGTTTGAATTGTGAGCTGAATTCCTGGGTGGTTTGCCCGGCAATGTCTGCGAAACGCTCTAGTTTTTCGCCACCCTCATCCACGGCAACTGCAATATCTACAAAAACCCGGCTCATCGCTGTGCCGCCTGATTCTGCATTGATGCCCAGGCTGGTTAATGCAGCAGAAAACCCGGCAATTTCGGCCCCGGTTAATCCGATCTGTGACCCGGCCCCGGCCAGCCTTAAGCTCATCTCCTGAATTTCATTCTCGGTGGTGGCAAACTCTGAACCCAGCACAGTGAGACTGTTCGCCAGGTTTTCAATGTTGCCCTGGGGCAGCTTGGTTATGTTCGCAAATCTTGCCAGCCCGGTGGCTGCTTCCTCTGCTCCCAGGGTGCTGGTTTCTGCCAGCCTTACAATGGTTTCTGTGAAGCCCAGGATATTTTCCTGCTGAATGCCCAGCCGCCCGGCTTCCTCTGCAATAGATGCCAGCCCTGCTGCGCTCATGGGCAGTTGGGTTGACATATTGCGCAGCCCTGTTTCCAGGTTTTTTAAATCTTCTTCTGTGCCCTTAACCGTTTTGCGAACATTGGCAAAACTGGTTTCCCAGTCTATGGCTGCTTTGGTTGCAAGAATGCCAATCCCGGCCAGGGGTGCTGTGATGGCTGTGGTGAGATCCCGCCCGGCCATGCGCAGCTGGCCCGACAAGCGCCCAAACCTGCGCCTGATCCCCTTCATCTGTTTCTCAAACTTTGAGAGATCCAGACCCAGGGTAATATTCATACCGCCAATATTAACCATCTGCCGCAGCCTGCTTTCTTGCTACTCGTTCCCGGGATTCCTGAAAAATTCGGGCTACCTTTTCATTCCCCTGGTGCTTGCCGTTTCTCTCTTTAGCCCTGCCGGAAAGCTCATCAAACATCTTCCTGGGGTTTGGCTTCCGCTTGAACTGGCCCAGGGCGCAGATAAGGGTTGAAACTGTCCAGGCCCTGGCATCATGCGCTGCCTTCTCGTTATCGTTGAAAGCTTCAATCATTAACTGGAATTCCCTTGGGGTTAACCTCCAGAACTGCGCAGGCTCCAGGTTTATCCTGAATGCCATGCGCAGCAGGTCATCCCAGTTGGTTTTCAGCTGGCCTGTGCTTTGGCCCTTGTCTTTTTTTTTGCCTTTGGGTGTTGCGCCGTAAATGCCAGCAGGCACCGATCTGCCACGTACCTGGCCCGGTCATGTATTTCTGATGCCTCATCCTCTGGCACGTAATCAATTAGTGATCCGGCCTGCTCTAGGGTTAACGTAGGTTCTTCCCAGAGCAGGCCAGCCCACAGCAATGCACGTATTGTGGAAAAACCTATCTGTTCTTCACTGGTTAAAGATGCCCCGATGGGCTTGCCCATTGCGTTTTCAAACTCGCACAGGGCGTTATGCCCATACTTGATGCGCCTTTCACGGTCCAGGTTGATGGAAACGCCAGATGGAAACGTAGGTTCTTCGTTCATTGATTATGCCCTTGTCAGGGTTAATGCACCACGCCCGGTGAAACTGATCGAATAGGAAACCAAATCACCCTCGGGGCAATCAAGCTCGATGGAATCCATTGTGGTGGACCCCGTGTATACGTCACCGGCTGCATCCACCAGTTTCAGATAAACCGGGAAATTCGTGATGGCACCATCAAGCTGGTTGGTATCGATGAGATATTGAATAGCTGCATCGTCATTCTCATACACTCCATCACAGCTGGCACTCCACCCCCTTCTGGTCGAGATAGAATCTTCAAATCCGGCATTATCTTTGTTCGTACTATCCACGTCTGTTTTGCTGAAATTCAAATTCCCACCACGCTGCTGGGGCAACTTCGCCCAGGTTGGGCTGGACGGATCATCTGCTGTATCTACATAAAATAGCCAGGTAAGGCCTGTTTCTACTGCCATGTTCTTTACTCCTTATTAACCATCATCGGAAAGAATCCAACGTAAACGTAAAACCCCATGCCTAACTAGTTTCCCGTCAGCATGGTATTCCTTAAAAATCTCTGCCATTTCCAAGCGGCACAGCGCCTGGGTAAAACTTTCATCTAATGTTAGAGCTGAACCCGTCAGGCTCTCAATGCTGGCTTCCAGTATATCATTGCAGGCTTTGTTCCCTGCACTGTCACTGAATGCGTGCAGGGTGGTGGTTGCTTCGCTGATCTTCTCCAAATCCAGGCTTACAGAACAACTGCCGATTTCCACATAGGGCAGCGCAGTGCCTTCTGGCACCTCATCATATACCGTTGTCGATATACCAACGCCCCCATCTGTTAAGCGCCCATATATGCCCTTCTGTAATGAATTAAGTGGGAGTCTTTCGCTCATGCTGCCCTGCGCCTTGCAAACCTTAAAACGCCCCTATTCCAGATAGCCCTGCGCAAACCACGCTGAAAGCTCTTTTTTTCACCCTCAAATGCAGGGAAAAGAAATGGCCTGCCCTTAACCCCGCCACGCATACCGATCCCCCGGGCAACTGGGAATGCTGGCAGGTTTTTTCTTTCACTCCAGGCCCCTAACATGCCCCGGCTGGCTGGGGTGTATGGCCCACCGCCGCCCCGCTTCCCCACCCCCTTGGGTGGCGAATAGAAAGCGCCGCTGCCAAATTCAACCAGGTGCGCATAACCAACACCTGAGCTGGACCCTGCCCGGCTGGTTCTGGTGTATACCACCCCAGTTAAGCCATCGTTGAATTTCTTAATGCTAATGGATCTGGCCAGCCTGCCTGTGTCCCTGGGTGCCCTGGCCCTGGCTTCTGTCCTGATGGCCTTGGTTGACTTGTCCACCTCTTCCGCCACCTGCCGCTGGATTTCCCCAGACATCAACAATAGGCGCTTAAAAACCACCTGCTGGCTGTTCTTGCTGATCTGTAGATTAAATTTCATAGGTCCAGCTCTTTGCAGGTAATCACCAGCTGCTTATTCAGCTCGTTGGTGTTGATGATGCCAACGATCTGAAAATAGCGGCTGCCATACTTTACCCGGTCTGTGGGTTCAATGTCTGATCTGTACCTGATTAGCAGGCTGTGGGTGCCATTGTGTTGCAGCTGTTCATTGTAAAACCGTTCTTCTGCTCTCAGGGGCTTGATGGATGCACTCACAGTTGCCCTGGTTGCCCAGGTACGTGTTGAACCACCCTGCCCATCACTGGCCAGAGTTTCATTCTGGAATTCCACCCGGTGCCGCAAACGCCCTGCAAGCAATTTACACCTCCGGCATCTTGTATGGGTATAGCAGTCTTTCCAGGCCATATTGCAAAGCCCGGGACAGATGGCCCAGGGTCACAGCTTCCCGGTGTTCATACAGATGGCCCACCAGCAGTTTCATGGCAGCCTTGATGGTTTCAGGCACAGCACTGGCAGCCCCATAGCCTGCATCAAATCTGATTATCACACAATTGGGGGTGGCTCTCCGATCATCCGGCCAGCTCTTGCCATAGGCCAAGCGCACCCGGCCTGGCTGCTGGTCAATATCCACATCATATGTGGCGGCTGCCACAGTCTGGGTGGCACCATCTGAATCAATGTATTTAACAGAGCCCACAGATTCCAGCTCGGGCTTTGGCAGCAGCAGCTCATTTTGAAACCGATCTATAGACCAGTCCCAGGTGGCTGTTACAAACTGCCGATTACAAAACCCCTCGCACCATTCCCGGGCACTCTGCCCCAGGCCAGTGATATAGGTGTCATCATCGGTGGTATCTACCCGCAGGTGCGTTTTCAGCTCTGCCAGGGTTAAGGGTTCTTCTGTGGGTGCTGTTACCAGTGCCAGGCCCATGAATTACCTCTTTTCTGGTCCAGGTTCTGCTGCGTTTTCGGTGTCGGGCTCCAGGGCTGCCGCTTCCTTTTTGCCGGAAGCTGGCAGCGCCTGGCCTATCTCCACCAAGCGCTGCCCAACTGCCTTAGAAACGTCAATGACATCGCCAATCCGATGGGTGCAATCCTCGGTGCGCCAATTGACCAGCATTTCAATTTTCATTGTCGGCCTTCTTTTTAGGTTTAGAAGATGGGGCAGCGCCCGTAGCGCTGCCCCCCTTTACTGCTACACCCTGCCCGGCTGCGATAAGGCTTTTACCCTCATCGCCGGAAACATCAATGACATCTCCTGCCTTCTGGCAAAATGTTGGCCCTGCTCTTCCACAGATTAATTTAATCTTCATGGATTAGGCCATCGTGATGAATTTGATGGGATTTGTGCCAGCATTCAGGAGCACAGAATCCACTCTGTGGAAGGCACAAAAGCCTTGCTGATCCAGGTCAGCAAAACGCTCACGCAGCCTAACAACACGAACATCCCGAACATCCCGAATTTTAAACAATGAAAAATCACCGTAGAGGATTGGCTTGGTTCCTGTAGCCATCGATGCGCAGTCCTGATTAATCTGGACGCTGCGCCCATAGAGCCTATCAGGAATGCCAGCCTGCATACCAGGCTGCCACAGGAACTGCCCATCTGAATCAACGAGCTTGCGCACAGCTGCAACACTGGAATCATTCATCATCCAAACACTGGAGCGGCCATCCCTGTAGGCTGGATCAACACTGTGGAATAAATCAATAACCTCATCCGCTGTAATGGCTGTGGCAGATGCTGCCGTTTTTCCACTAGTGGCCCCGGTCACAACACCCGCTGGCTGTGATGATCCGGTTCCGGTGGTGAACAGCTGGTTTTCACAGCGCCCGATTCTTTCGCCCAGTAATGAACCCAGCACTTCTGCCAAATTAAAGGCACTATCTGTGAGGATTTCAGTACTAGCCTTCACCATCTTGCTGGTGACTTTGTAGCTGGAAAGCACAGTCTGGGCAAACACTACGTCCTGATCTGGAACTACTGTATTTTCCGCAAGCAAACTTCCGACATTTCCAGAATCGTTGGTACTAGGCCACTCTATGGGATTTCCATTTTCCGTACGGATTATGGAAGAAACAGCCCTCATGCCACCAAATGCCAGCAGCGCCCGTTCCAGCTCATACACAAAACCAGTGGGTACAAGAAAACCACCAACAGCACCAGGGGTGATGCCCTGGTCAGCTCTAATAGCCCTGCGCAACATATCATAGCTGCCCCGATGCAGCTGGGCTTGGTAGGCTTCCCGCTTGGGATCTACCCCGCATTTGCGGCAGGCCAGCTGGTGGCGCTCTTCCAGATCCATGCCCATCTGGTGCCTGGCCCATCCTTGCAGGGCATCATTCCGTTCCTCTTCACTGGGCAGAACTTCCCTTAACTTCTCTGGGGCATTTTCTCTGAACAGCTGCCGGGTTTCGGCTTTCTCTTCCAGCTGCTGTTCAAGTTCCTCTGTTCGCTCGGTAAGATCAATACTTCTGCTTACTCTGTCATAGTCGCCATTGGCAGCAGACCAATTGGTTTCATCTTCTGAACTCCATTTGTGCTCAGAATCATTTGCCAGGTTCCGCAGCTCTTCAAGCTTCTTGAAAATCTCGAAGCGCTGCTCTTTCAGTGCTTTAATGCTCATGTGTTTTTCCTCCAGGCTGCCCACGAAAAAGGGCCGCCAACTAGTGATTAGTTTGCGGCCCTTTATCCAGGTTTGGACCTGGCAAGGATTCGCACCCTGGGCATTAGAGCCTGGGCTTGGGTTCTTGATTAACTACCGGATTATAACTTTAGGGGTTTTTCTGTCAAGTGCCGCCCCTGGTTGCCCTGTGTGCGCCTGCCTTTTGGCAGGTGTATTCACTCGGGGTGCCCAGCTTGCGGCTCTTCTGCGCCCTCTGTGGGCTTCTCATCGGGGTTTTCTTCGCCTATTTCAGCAGAAATGGCATTAAAACGGTCATTCACCAGTTTTTTCTGCTTTTCGGCTTCATGGTCTGAAAGGCTTTCTTTTGCCCCGGCCAGATCCCGGCTTTTCACAGTGCTGGAATCATAGGCTGGGAACGTAACAGGGCCCACATCAAAGAGCTGCACCCCTTTGATGTTGCGCACCTGGGTTCCCTCTTCCTCTGTCCATTCTTCATCGGTCACTTTGAATGAAAAGCTGCTGCCTGTGAGATCCCCCCGGCTGATCATCTCTTTTACATCCCGGGCAATGCTGGTATTCCCCAGGTTGATTCTGTAATGCAGCCCCTTGCCATCCTCCCGCAGTTGCAGGGTGCCAGCTGAAACACGGCCCAGCAGCTTATCAGGTTCATGGTTGAACAGCGCCCGGGCATCATCACGTTCCGTAATGGCCCTGGCAAACGCTCCAGGGGCTATACGTTCCCGGGCACCTTCCCACAGGCCAAATTCTGTACCGCCTCCAGGCTGCCCATCATAGAAAACCGCTGCATATCCTGAAATGTCGCCGCTGGCATCCTGCCTGATTTCACAATCGGCCCCGGCTGGTTGGTATCTTCTCTCAGCTTCCATTTTTGTTTCCTTTCATCCACCAGATAGCCAGCTCCCTGCTGACATGGTTTGTAATGTTTTCCGAATTTTCTGTAATCAGCTGCGCTTTTGGGGCTGCGCTTTCCTGGTCTAGTATCATTTGGTAGTGATTGCGTAGGGTGTCGAAAAAATCCACTATAAGCGCTGCCCGGTCACCCTCGATTTCCAATAAATCCAGCACTGGGGTTAATGCATCCGAAACAACTGCCCGGGATTCTTCAACCATTCCATTCCGCAGCCACGTATTGAATTCTTCCTTCTTGATAGCC